ATTGACCGCACCACAGCCCGCAGGGCCACCATTGTTCGTATTGGCACCACGGAAGACAGCACGGAAGCCCGAAACAATATTACTGCCATTCCAATAATGGTCACACTGGTAAGTAGACTCGCTACCTCCCACCTCAGTGGGCCACATCTCTAAACCGTCATAGCTCATGCGCTTGATCCAGCCGCCGGAATAGGTCGGGGCGGTGGACTTCAACACCATGCCGGCAGTGGAACCGTAGGTATAGGTGCCGTAGATGCTCGGTGTGACCCAATGCTTCATGGTCTTGTCGGCGTTGGCTTCGGCAAGCTCATCCTCGCTGATGCGCCAAATGTAACCGAAAAAGTTTTTAAGCCCGAAAAAGACCGGGACTTTGGCGGTAAATGCGGTCGTGCCATCGGCCTTGACCACCGGGATCTCTTTCACCCCGAGACCGTCTGCCATATCGACACCTGCGCTCATGTGCAGGATAGGATTGTTACCGTTGTGGTTGCTCCAGCTGGTCCAATCCCAGTTGGTCACACCGGTGCCGAAACCTCCCTGATAAAGTCCGTTGGCATCCTTGTTGTTGAGCGCTGCCTGTACATTGCGGGTGCCCATAATGATTTCAATCAAAATCTTCACCACTGCCGCGCCACGCATGGTTCCCGCAAGCCAGCCGGTGCCGTTCTTGTGGGCCGCAGCGGCAAACTGGGCGGTAGTGCGGTTAGTGGCGCAATGCCCCAACAGAGAATTGTATTTGCCGTCATAGTTTGCGTTGTTATTTCCACCACGATAGCGCACATCATCATTGATATAACTGACAAGGGTATCAGTGGTACGGTCAAGTGCCGCAAGGCCGGTAGCGCATATAGAGCCTACCGGGATGCGGTAGTTGTACTGCCCTTTGATCGGGTACAGGCTGACCGCCTCGTATTCGAGGTTGCCCTGCGTCCACCGGGCGAAATAGAAGGGTTTGCCCCAGCCCCATTGGTAATGGCCCATTGAGCCGTCAAGTTTGGCGGTCTCACCGTTGGCGAAGCGGTAGTGGTTCGTGGGATCGAGCTTGCGCCGGCTGTGGTCGTTCTTGACAAGGTAGCCGCCAAGTTCCAATATGTCTTTGAAGTTCTTGAGCATCTCAAGGCTGCCGCAATAGGTGGCGGCCGTGGGTGTAGCGAGATCCGTGCGCCATACACGGCCGCACCACGGGGCGTTGGCCATATCGACCGCCGCTGTCAGGTCCATGCACTGGCTGGCGCCGCTCTTGGTGTCGAATACCTCTATCTTCTTGTCGGTTGCGTCCATAGACGCTGCCGGCAGGTCGTCTATCTGCTCACCGTTCTTATATGCGTCAAGCATACTCAGAAGGTCTGCTTCCTGTTGTGCTGTTAATGCCATTTTAATTCCGTTTTAATGGTGTCCTAATTATGTTTTATACTGTTCTCATTCTCATTGAGCGCCGGATCTTCCCGGAACTTGTCAGCCGCATCCTCGGAGGTCGTACCGTGACGCTCACCTCTTTCCATAAGTCCGTATTACCCGGCGGTATCACGTAGAACATGGTAGTGCCGGTGCCGGTGACTGTCAGCTTGCCGGACGGGTCAACCTTGAGGCTGTTCCCCTCCTCCCTTTGATAAAGGATGTTCTGCATGACATACCCCGGAAACAACCGGGCATCGATGCGCTGCGCCTTTTTGTTTTTGGTGGAGATCGTGGCCGGGGCTGACACATTGAGTATCGCCGGGGCGGCCGCCGACTCACCGGATATGGCTTTCATCAACGCCTCGAGCTCGACAATCTTCTCCCCTGCTGTCTGTGCTGCAGCGTTGGCCGAGGCACCGGCGTTCTGGGTCTCGCTTTTGAGGGTGGAGAGGTTCTGCGCCTCCGTATTGGCATTGGTGGCGGCACGGTTCGCTGCAAGTGTGGCTGCCTCGGCATTGCCCTTGGCGGTGTTCAACTCGGCAATTTTGGCCGCGACATCGGTCTGACGTTTCGTTTCGTTGCTCTGGCGGGTGGCCTCCTGAGTCTTGCGGGCCGCTTCGGCGGTCTGACGGGCCGACTCCTGATTTTGACGGGTCTGCTCGTTGGCTTGACGGGCGGCCTCGTTCTGCTCAAGTTCCTTGCGCTTGTTGTCGGCATTCGTGGCGGCAGCGTTGGCTTTGGCCGTGGCCGCCTGTGCCGCCGCTTTCTCGGCGCTTATGTCCGTGATGGCGGTGGTAACACGGTTGGCGGCGGCATTGGCGTTGTCGGCGGCTGTATTCGCTTTGGCCGTGGCCTGCTGGCAAGCGGCAATTTTCACATCGACATCCTTTGTAAGCAGTTTCAAAGGGGCGAGGACGTTCTTTTCTACTCCGCCCAAGGAATAGCGGGCAGGAAGCGCGGTGATGCCTTCAAGGCTCGTGGCCACCTCGATGCGGTCCACCGCCGTTCCATGAGTGCGCAGGTATTCCAAAAACACCGGCGCAAGCTGGGCACAGAACGCCTCAAGCTCCATCTGCGGGGTCTGTATCTGTCCCATGGCCCCGCGTATTAGTCGTTGAGCATCTCGGTGATGCAGCCGGGGACCGCATTGTACACTGCCACCACTTCCCCGTCGGTAAGCCCGGTATAGGGCTTGATGGAGGTGATGAGGTAGTTGCCGGTAGTCTCAAAGCTGACACTGCCGACATCGGTGCTGTCCTTTTTTATCGTGCCGCTGATGGTGGTGTTGCCGCCGGTCACAATCTTTGTGAAGTTGATCTCTACGCCATCGGTCACTTTTTCAGGCGCGTAGTTGGTGGTTGAGTTTTCTGCTTTCTTTTCCATGTTTCATTATTTTTTAATGGTTAGACGTTGTTCTCGATTATGTCGGCCACTTGACCGTAGGCGCCGCACGAGTATGCCTCTGCAGCAATCTCTTTCAGAAGCGTGCCCTCTTCGGTGGTCAGTTCCACTTCACCGGGGCTGCAGGCTATTTTCTGACAGATTTTATGCAACGCGTACTTCTTGTCGGGTGGCAGCGGTACGCCCCCCATGCTGTTGAGGTTGAAGATCACCATGCACAGGGACTCGGCTATATTGGTCGCCTTGCCGGTCTTGTCGTTGACCACCTCGTTGCCGAAGCAGTCCTTGAAGGTCTTGTCAAAATTCACTTTCATAATTCTTAATTGTTTTTAGGTTGTTCATTAATTCAATTACCATTCCCTCGGGAACTTGTGCTGGACCCATGCGCCGTAATAGGTCACGTTGTTTATTGTCACACGTATCTCACGGTGGTATATCAGGCACATCGCGTCGCCGCAACTTTGCAATGTCAAAGGGCTGGAGGGCGTCGCATAGCTCTCGTTGTCATAAATGATATAGCTACGCCCGGATTTGACCTCCCATTTGAGCGTCGAGGAGTTAAATTCACGACGGTAGCTCCACCCCGGTATCACACGGACATAGTTGCCGTTATTGGTACCGCGCTTGATAAAGAGTACATGACCGTTATCGTAGGGCTGCATGTCAGGCAGTGTCAGCTTCACTTCCCGGGTCTTGCTTTGGTAGGCGACTGCGGTGCCGTCCGTTTCCGTTGCCTTGGCGCGCCAGTTGAAATGCGTGGAGACATATACGCTGTTGACGTCACGGCCGATAGTCACGCTCTTGACCGTGGGGGCGGTGGACTGGGTGATACTGTCGTGTCCTATCACCTCGGTTTTCAAGGCGAGACCGGAAACATATCCGCCGCTTATGGCGATGGCGCTGTTGTCGGCGGCTCCGCGGGCACCGACTAGAAGCGCGTAATTATGGCCGAGACCCCACCAGTCCGACTCGTCATAGTTCTCAAAACGGGCCACGCCACGCGCGCCGGAAGAAGCCGGGAGGATGTTGCCGCCTATCCCGGCAAAACACTTGTGGGGGTCGTTGCGGAAGATGATATAAGCATCATTCGTGAATGTACCGTCATCATTGCGGTTGGTCAGACCGTTGCCGCCTACGACAAAACCTCCTATGTGCGTGGTGCCGTTGACCTCCACACGGAAGGAGTTGTTCATCGTCACCATGCCGTTGAAGTTAATTTTCGAGGCGCTGATAGTGACGGACTCGGCGCTTTGGTTGATCGCCGAAATGACCCCGTCCTTTTCAACACGCATGGCTATCTGGGTGGAGTGCACGTTGATGCTCGCCTCTGCCGTGTTGACACGTCCGGTGAGGGCGTCCACGGTCGTTTTGGTGGCGTATATCTGACTGGCATAGGCTGTCGTCACAAGACCGCTCGTATTGGTCAGCCTGCCGGAAGAGTCAAAGCTTCCCACCACCGTGCTGATCTTGTCCTTGTTCTGCAGTATGTAGCTTGCGGCGTCCTGCTGGTCGGTTATGTCCTCCCACTTGTTACTGTTGTCATATCCGATATAACGGTAGGTATGGCCATCGGAGGTGTTGTGCCATGTGGCACCCACATTCTTATGCTCCTGACCGCTCGGCCACGAATTCCAAGGATTATTCGCCTGATTGTACACCTTGGCGTCACCCGCACTGTTGGCTATGGCGGCAACCGCCTCTATCCTCGCTTTGGCGGTGTCGAGGTCGCCCTGCACTCCGGCGACTGCCGAACTGATGGAGTCCGTCTTGATGCGCAATGCCGATATGGCGCTCTCATTGGCACTTATCCGGGTGGCGTAGTTGGTGATGCTGCCCTCGGCGGCATCAAGCCTTATGCCGAGGTTGGTGACCGTGCCGTTGAGCTTGTCGTATTTGTCGGCATATATCCTTATCTGCTCCTCGGCTGCGTCAAGGTCAATACCGAGCTGCGTCACTGTGCCCTTTAGGTTGTTGATGTTGGTGCCGAGCAGACGGATATTGCCGGCGGTCTGGATTATCTGCGTTGATACCTCTTTTTTGAAGTCATCAAGGGGCTTGTCGGTCACGGATAATATCGACACGTACATATCGCCGGTGTACTGTAGCACAAAGTCACCCTTACCGTCCCATGTGCCCTGCCATTGAAGATCCTGCCATTCCATCGATGCGGTAACGGGCACTGCCGCCGGAACCGGGAGGGAACCGGGTTCCGAGGTCGCGCCGCTCATGCCGACGGTCAGGGTACCATCGGTTCGGGCAAGGAAACGGATGCCCATATACAGGGTGTCCTTGACATCGACCCATTGGTCGGTCATGTCGTTGTGCGTGGGCGGTACATACTCCTTGTGGGTGCCGGGCTTGCGGATCAATGCGTTCGCCTGACGGATTGAGCTCTTTTTCAGATGCAACACATTGCGACCGTCCAGATGCTCTATGCCGGCGATCCTTCCGTCGGCTATATAGGTGTTGCCGTTCATAAGCAACGCCTCGCCGTTGGAGGTTATGACCTTGCCGTCATCCTGCACGGTCCAGCCGTCCATGGTTTCGTCAAATGTGGCGTTACGCAGGTAGTTGTCATCCCCGGTAAGTTCATAACGCAGGTTGCTGTATCGCGTTGCGAACATCGCCTTGAGCATCTCTATCTTCGCGTCGATGCTCTCCCCTGTACGGCGCAACCGGAAGTCGCCCACGGCATACAGGTTGGTCAACAGTTCGCCGAAACCGTCAAGCCATCCGAAAAGGTGATGGTGTATACCTTTCAGGTTGCCGAGCCTACCCTTCAGATAGTTGTCGGGGTCGGTTTTCATGCCGTACACGATATCCATGTACGGGGTGGCGGTGCCTACCGTGATAATCTGGATCAGTCCCTTTCTGTCCGCATCGGTGGCATTGTCAACACGGGTGAATGTGTCGCCTTTGGATATGACATCGACTGCCGGTCTGCCGTCTGCCGATACAAAGTTTTTGAACTCCACCCAGTCAAGGCGGTTCTCTCCGTCCGACCGGCTTCCGCAGCCGGCATCGGTTATGATCAGCTCGTAATGCTTGGTGATATAATGGCCGTTCTCTTGCGAGGGCATGCCATTGTATTGTTGCACCATGATATAGTCGTCCGCACGGAAAGGGTTGTAAAACTTGCCGTCACGGGTATTGAGATAGACGCGCCCGGTAGCCGGGTCGTAATGGTCCACCTCCATCATGCCGGTAAAGATACGGTTGTCGTTCTCTCCCAACAGCTGTGATATCACCATGGTAAAAACACGGAGGGTGCCGCGTATCACTATGTCATCGAACTCGCCGGTATATTTCGTTTCGGGCACGCCGAGGGCGTTCAGGACTTCGCGCTTGAATATAGCCCACCCCTTGCCTCCTATGAAGCCGGAGATGAAGTCCTCGCTTGACAGCTGCCCCCGGAATTCAGACGCACCGTTGACCTGCAACTGCGCAAGGGTGGCCTTGAGCCGGGTGAGCAGCTCACCGAACACAGCGTTGCCGTCGGCATCGACTTTCGCGCCGCTCAATCCCTCCTTGTAGGTGCCTACTTCGAGTCCGGCAAGGAACTTGATCAGACCCGCCGCCTCGTCGTCATGAAGCCGTGACAGTGCCCGCTTGGCTATCTCCTTTATCGTGCGCAAAGCGCTCATGAGGTTGTTATCGGTCAAAGGCGTGCCGTCCCCGGTTTTGACTATATCCGGCAAATTACCCCGTGACAGTTGCACGTATGCCTTCACCTCGTCGATATTGCCCTTTATCTTGTCAAGGGCACCGGTGGAAAGCGCGTCGCTGATCTCGAGGTCCATCTGCGACGGAAGGTTGACCTTGCGGGTTATCTTCGTTATGCGGCTGTCCTTGTAACCGGTCTCCGGGAAATAATCGGGACTCTCAAGCCGGACACGCTGCCCCACATGAAGCTCGAGCTTGCGCCGCTCAATCTCTATATAGTCCGTCGGGGCCTTGAAACAGGACACATCGACACAGTGCCGGCGATTGTACTCATGCACGGCGTCAAGGTATTCGGCCTCGGCAAGTGCGTAATACTCATCCGGCATACGCATGTTCCATGGTATGTAACGGTCTCCCGGCTTGGGCACAAGCACACCGCCCGGCAACTGTCCGGAGTCTGTAAACTGGGTGATTATCTCGAACTCCCGGGTATCACTGTCAAAATTGATTTCAAAATAGTGGGTGCCGTTGTCGTCGTTTCCCAGCCCGGCAAGCTCGCTGCCCTCTTGGAATGTCACACGTTTTACCAATGTGCCGAGGTCATAATTATTGGGATCGAAAGGCAGATTATTGTCTATGAAATAATATACCGTGAATTTGTCGCCGTCATCATTGGTGCGTTCTTCGCTGCGTACGCTGCTTACCGTTCCGGTATAGCGCGGGAATATGCCTGCAAAGGCGTTCTCCTCGTAATGATGGATAATGCCATACTTGTCGGTGTTGACATCCACATACTGCGCTCCTCCGGGCAACTGCAGCCGACTGTGACCGTATTTCGCCGGATCTATGTTTTTCGACGATCCTGTGGGGAACAGGCGCGTATAGACCTTTGCGTTGTCTGCCACATCGGGCTGTATCTTCGTCAGACCGTTCCGGTAGCCGAGAGTGACGCGTTCCCCATGTTCACAACGGCACAGGTTGACGGTGGTGCCCTCTATCCAGTATTCAGTGCCGGCTGCATCAGCCACCGCCTTGAGCCCCTCGTCGCAATATTTGCCGTGGTAGTCCACAACGATATTGTCGCCGGCTTCAACGGTACCGACCTTCCAGTCATTGGTCCCGAAACCGGCATTGATGGATTTCACGATGAGCGCCACATGCTCCCGGGGCGGGGCTGTCAGCGTGAACACCGGCTCATTGCCCCCGTCTGTGGTGTTGAGGACAAGGAACCGGGAGATCAGGTTCTCCAGCCCGTAGAGCTTCAACGAGTACTCCCACTCGACTGTGGATTTCTGTACCGGACGGTATTTCTCGGTCAGCCAGTAGCGCCGCCACATGAAGTCAGCATAATCGTTCACGCCAAGCGACACACGTTCCGGAAGGATGAAGGAAACATTCAGGACATTGCCCGCCTGTATCTCCTCCGCCTGTGTGCTGTTGTCCCTCGGTTCCACCGTGAGCTTCAGCCTGCCGTCGCTTGAATATATTTTAAGTTCCATTAGAATATCGTTTTAATGCAGTCAGAATTCGGGGTTCGGCTCACGGAATTTGACCGTGAAACGCGCCGCCACCATGCCGCCGCCTATATCTTCCAGATGCTCGTAGTCCGAGCAGTCCTTGTAATAGACACGGTAGGTGCGGCCAAGTTCCGGGACTCCCATGTCAAGCCAGCCGTCGGTGCCTTCTTTCAGGAATGACACGAATGCGTCACGCCTTGCGATGAAGGACGCCTTGTCGGCAGCCGCGACCGCAAACTTCAACGCTATGTCGCGGGGCTCCCATTTCTGCACGAGTTTTTCGGGCAGCTTCTCGCCGTCCTGCTCCCGGAAGCTGACCGCGACATGGCTTTTCGTTGCCGGCGGTTTCTGGAGGGCGGAGTAATTCTTGGTGTCGCCCTCCTTCTCCTCCGTGAGCCATGCGCCGAAGTCACTCCAGACATCGCGCCCGTTTATATAAAGCAGCCCGTTCATTATATCGGTCATAGTGATCTCAGTTTTATTCCGTTCGTACGCAGTTCATGTATATCTTCGGCCATCTCCGGCAACGACTCGACATTTTCCAGAATTTTGCCTATGGTGTCGCACAACTGCCCGAACGTGTCCATGAAACCGTCAAGGGTCTCATCGATGGAAGCAGCGTGCATCTGGACGCTCGTGAACAGGCCCTCGAGCTTGGTGCCCTGCTCCTGACTCATCGCGGTATATACGCCGGCCCGGGCGCTCTGGGAGCCTCCCGCGGTGTCACCGTCGTTTTTCCATAGGTCAAAGCCCATGGCGGCCGCTTTCTCCTTCCATGCCTCCATCCATGCCTGTGCGGCATCCACGTTCTTGCCGATATTGTCATAGAAGCTGTCGATAACGCCCATGGCATCGTTGGCTATGGCCTCCTCGCTTTTGCCGCTGCTGTAGATGCTTTTCAGTTTTTCCTGAAGATCCGCGAACTTGTCGGCAAAGAACAGTGAATAGGCTATCTGCTCCCCGAGGTTCTCGAGGACTCCGGCGGCATTGGCGGCAAAGTTTTCCAGAGCCGTGCCGCTACCTTGCAACGCCGAGGTGACAGCGTCCATGATCCCGGAGCCCAGACTGCCGAACGTTTCGGTCAGGTAGTTTTCAAGCGACTCCTCGGCCTCGTCCATCGCGTCTTTAAGCTCTATGAGGTTCTCAAGGTAACTGCGGGTCTCATCGCTCATTTTCCGGGTGTCGAGTATCACGCGAAGCATCTCGGTGTCAAGTTCGCCGTTGGCCTTGATAAGTTCGGGGTATACGCTCAGTATGGAACTGTACAGGTCCTTGCCTTTGCCCCACCCGAACAGGCCGGTCTTTTTATGCCCGGTGACAATCTGGGCGTTGTAAAGGGCTCCGAACCCCGCGTTGTATGCGTCAAGACGCTTGCGGTATGTGCCCTCGGCATCATTTGTCAGGTGCTCCCAGAAGTTCTGCTTCGGAGCATCACCCTGCAGTTCCTCCTTGAACTGAGCCAATGCCTGACGGTAGACCTCGATGGCATTGGCCGCCTTGGCCACCTGCTTCTCACCGAAAATACTCTCGGCATCCTTCATCAACAGGTTCTGCTGCAGAAGCAGGAGGTTATACTGGCGTTGGAAATCGAGCTTGGCACGCTCTATCTCTTTCAGGGCTTCTCTGTGGCGGGCTTCCGCAGCAAACGCCGAGGTCAGGAACTTAATCCCCTCCCCTACGGCTGCGCCTATGCCTCCGACAATGCCACCCTGCGCAAATCCCTGCCCTATGTTTGATACGGCACCCATCACCTGCTGAACGCCATTCACGGCATCGGAAATCTCACTTTCGCCGAGTTGCTCGAGCATGGCGCCCAGTTCCGCTCCGGCTTCCTGCGCCGCACCGGCTATGGTACCGATCGACCCGGCTATCTCTTTGGCTCCTCCGGCTCCACGCAATCCGGATATACCGGTTTTGAATGTCTGGAATATCCGCTCCCATTTGTTGGTGGCGCCCTTGCCACCTCCGAGCAGTTTGTCAAGCGCCTTTTTAAGTTTGTCAAGTTCTGCCGGGCTTGCTTCAATATTCTTGAGCTGCTCATCGCTAATGAAGGTAAGCCCATCCGCTGTGCCTTTCCCGTTCAGATAGGCACGGAGTTTGCGGGCCTGTGCGATCAGGTCCTGCAATGCGTCAAGGCTCATGCTTGAGTAATCACCGAAGAGATTGCGCAAAAAATCATTGTCCTGCGCCATACTCCGGGCTTCCTCGTCATTTATCGCCTGAATGCCCTGACGCACTTTTTCCCGGGCGACATCTATTGCCCGGTCTATCTCATCGCCGTTCTCTGCGGTACGTGCCGCCTCAAGAGCCGCCATGTCGGCATCGCCCTGACGCTTGATAGCCGAGCGTTGCGCCTCGTAGTCCTGATATTTGCCTAACAGTGCCTGCAGCTCATCCTCGCGCTTCTTCTGTCTGTCGGCTGCATCCTTGTTTTCCCGGGCTGTAATTTCTGCCGTGGTGGCGTCATATATCTGCGCCGCAAGAGTGCGTTGGGTGGCGGCCTGCGCATGGATATTGGCAAGCTGCTCGGGTGTCACCTTCTCGCCGGCTTCCTTGAGTTTCCGGTATAGTTCCACCCTTTGCTGCTCCTCGGTGGTGATACGTTCTTTTTCCCGCTCGAAATTCAAAAGAGCCTCGGCGCGTTCTTTCTCGTAGCCTTCCCGTATAATGTCTATGCGGCGGTCCTCAATCCTACGGGCTGCCTCGAGCTCCATTTCGGCAAGGGTGTTCTTTGGCTTGGCGTTTTCCGTGGAACCGCCGGGTCCCTCGGGGGCCACGAACCCGCCGATATGCGATTTTTTACGTAATTCTTCCATCTGACGCTGCAGTTCCTCCGCCTCGGCAAGGCTCGCGCGCCGTTTGTCCGTGGCTTCCTTTAGGGCCTTGTTATATGCCAGTTCTGCCGGGTCGCTGCCGTAATGCCCTTTTTTACCGCCTCCGAAAAACATATAGGCCTTGCCGCCCGCGCCCCAGAAAGGGCGGTAATGTTCCACTCCGTTAGCCTCTATGCCGGCTACCTCCTCATCGGCTTTCACAGCCTTGTCGACCAACGCCTGCGCCTTGGCCTGCAGGAAAAGCATCTGCACATAGTCCTCCCCTTTCCGGATCAGGACATCGTACCATTCGGCGATGGTGTTGTAATAACCGAAACTCTCGCCGTATTTGCGGTTAAGCTCTTCTACCTTCACACGCTCCTGCTCCTTGGTGCCGGTAAATTCCTTCAGTGTCCGGGCGGTACTGTCAATCTCAAACCTGGTCTTGACCATCCGGGCACGGCCGGAACTTTCTATCTCCACAAGTTCACGGGCCTTCTCCGCCGCTTTCTCCTGCGCGTCGGAGTATTTGTTCCACGCTACGACAAGACCGGTCACGACAAGCGACAAGCCCAATGTAAGCGTTGCCATAAGCGCGGTGGCGGCCGCATTCGATATGCCGAGGGACACCGCGAGCCTTGTATTGGCCGCGGTCAAAAGATCCTTGGCTTTCCGTACTGTGACAAGCCGGAAAGCGGAGTCCTTGTTGAGCGTGTTGAACACCTGCTGCAGCCCCATGGTGATTGCCATGACGCTCTGCACCCGCGTCTGTATCTTTATCAGGTCCTCGTTCTCGGAGGCGAAGGTCCCCATTATGCCGGTGGCTACGGTAAGCAGCCCGGAAAGGCCGTTGACACCGCTCATCACGCCTTGCAGCCCGGCATCGTCATGCGCAAGGATATTGGTCTGTGTACGGAGGTCCCCGATTGTGTCAGACAAGGTGGCCGCCTTGGAAGCCATCTCCTGATACTCACGGGTGTTCTGCTTGCCCTCGAGACGCATCCGTGCCATGGCGTCCAGAAGCTCGCGAAGTTCCATGGAAAGGCGCTTGGTGGAGGCGGCCGTCTTTTGATGTTCCTCTTCCAATGAGGCAAGGATAAGCTTGTCCTCGGCAAGGGCCTTAGTGCAGGCCTCTATCTCGGCGCGCATCTCCATCTGGGCCTTGCCGGGGCCCAGCCGGTCATACTGTTTCTTAAGCTCCTTGAGACAGTTTTCCACATACCGGATCTGCTCCTTCTGGGCGGCGATGCGCTCGGTGATGCCCTCGGCAACCTTTTCCGCCTTGTCGCCCAAGGACTCGGCCGACTGCCCGGCCTTGTCAAGTCCGGGAGTCAGCTTGTCACGCATGAGGAATTCTATCTCGACTGGTTTCATCTGTCCTTACTGGTTCTGTTGTAATCTTGTTTGAAAAAATCCGGCGGTGCTTTTAGGCTTCCCGCCCTTGCCCTGCCCGCCGCTTTTGCCTTTGCGCCGGCTCTCATAATGGGGGGCGTCGGCAAGCATCATGCGCAGGGTCTGGTAATTCACTTTCCACATGATGTGGTCACGGCTCCAGCCGGTGGCGGCGGCTATCTGCCAGACAATACCGAAGGGGCTATGGCTCCCGACATACTCGGTGGTTAACTCCCCTTCCTTTTTTGGCTCGTCCTCGGTGCCAGAGGGTTCACCCGCTCTACCGATCCGATAATGTCCATAAAAGACTTGGTGCCAAGCAGGGTGATGAAGCGCATGTTCGCGCCCTGCACCCAAAGGTCATCCACCAGCCACCGCAGCATCCATGCCACAACAGGAGTGAGAAGCCATCCTGACAGTTTCCCCCTGCATATCGTAAGCGCCACCATCTTGCTGACCCGGACCCCGTGAAGCGCCATGTAGGCAAGCTCCTCGTGCTTGTTGAAACGCGCCATCTCCTCATGGGTGACACCGGTTTCAAGATAAAGTCTGGCGATGCGTATCTGGTTGCCGAGGCACGGCCGTTTCATGGTGAGCCGGATTTGAAAGGGGTTGCGCCGGAACGGTATCTTTACCCGGAGCAGGGGCAGCGACACCCCGACATCAAGCAGGGCGTCGGCCGCCTCTATTTCAATCTCCTTCCGCATGGCTTAGG